ACAAAAAAGTCACCTGTCTCTGGTTCAACACCCGCGAAGATTGCTGGCGCACCATCCCACTTAACCGTCATGTTTACACTAGAACGTGCAGAACCCGCTAACATATCACGCAATGATTGTAGGAAGTTAATTGCAGCCCTACCACCATCAACACCATAGTTAAGGATTTCATCCTCTATGTGTTCTAGGTGAAGGTTCTTACCACCCTTATCTTCTGCAAGAAAAGATTCAAAAGACATTTTAGGACCAGAGGTCTTGAAATCTTTCTTACGCATAACAGTTTTTGCCACCAACTCTAACTCATTTCCTTTGAGGTTGAGAACAAATGGCATGTTGATATTCGTCCTCATGTCATTGATAACAGCCTCTGCATCAGGACCAAGCTGTGCTATCTTCTTACCATACTTGGAATAAGACTGTTTGAATAGACGAGTCAGTTCAGAAGGTGTAATATCTTTCTTATTACGAGCATCATTAACACGGTCCATAAAGTGCCGAGTGAACTCCACATCAATACCAACCTTTGCGAACAGACGGTCAGCAAACTTCTCTACTTGATTTAAATCTGACTGTGTTATCATTATGATATACCTGTGGATTTCATTGTAACATTTTCTCCATATCCATTAAATAAAAAATAGGGGATGAAACCCTCATCCCCTATATTTATACATAGTCTATGTTAGAATGTCAATGGCTTATTTTATAGCAATAGCACCAATAAACAGATGATTCTGCCAGAAACTCTGAACTGCCTTGAACCCAGCCTGATCTAGCATACGTTCAATCTCACACCAAGAGTTGGGCTTCAACATATTCTTCAGTGTCAGTTCTTTCTGCATAATATCTTCATAATCAAAAGACTTACTCTTGAACTCATAATATACAGTTCGCAACATATTCTCAATACGACTGTGTGAAGTGTCAATCTTCTCACCAAAGATGAATGCACCGCCTTCGTTAAGTCCATCATAGATGTTGTTAATAACTTCTTCTCTACAAGAATACGGCATGAACTGCAACGTGAACAGAGATGTGATGAGTGAACAATTCTCAAACTCATAATTACGAATATCGTCTTGAATAAAATTCACAGAGGTATCGGGATAAATCTCATCCAACGCAATCTTCCTGTCTTCAAGATTATCAAAGAAACCCTCTGCAACCTCTACACCAACATACTGTGCATCAGGACAAGCCTCATGGTTATGTTCTAGAATCCTTGCAGTGAGTTTACCCGTAGAACAACCAATGTCTACTACGTTAGTATCTGCCTCAACGAAATACCTTGAAAGACTTACAACGTCATCTAGAAGGTCACTATACCCCCGAATACTCCAATCAATGTGTTCATCAAAACCTTCTTGCCTGTGTGCAAATGTAAAGTCAGCCATTATATTTCTCCAATACGTTAGTGTAAACTGCCGAGGCAATTCGTTCCATCATCAACGGAGGCACCATGCGCCCGCAGCGTTCTGCTTTCTGATTCCATTTACCTGTCAACTTGAAGTCATCAGGTAAGCTCATTATACGCTTTAATTCACCTAAAGTCAACTTCCTTGGTTCAATCCAATGAAACGCACCAGCAGTAGTATCTGCACTACCCATCGCAGTGATGGTAGGTGCTGGTTTGTACTGTGATACTCTCTTGAGATTGAAGTGATGACCCTTTGGATGGTAGTCCATACCTGTCAAAACTTTCTCAGGATCAATCTCCATTTTACTACCCGTCTGTTTCCAGTATGCAGTGTTAGTAAATTTATCTGTGAGATACTTTACCTCTTCGGGGTCATACTCCAAATCAATCATTGCATCCTTNACAGGAATAANATNACTATCTGGCTCAGGGAATACCTGAGAGATAGTCATAAAATTTAGTCCAACCTTCTCTGCAACATCCTCACGCACAGCAATAAAGATAACACGGGTTCTTGTTTGAGATACACCATAGTAACGACTGTCCAACACCTGAGCGCAAACCTCGTAACCAATCTTCTCAAAGGTGTTAAGTATCTTGTTGAAATATTCCTTGGCCTCACCGATAGTCAATCCCTTGACATTCTCTGCGACAATAACCTTTGGTTTAATTTCTTCTGCAACTCGTAAAAACTCAAAGAACAGGTCTTCAATATTCGTTACAGACTTGCCATCAGAATAGTTCTTGGTTTGACCCCAACCATCAGAGTGCTTACCAGCAACCTTCTCTATAGTCACATTACCAAACAGATCAACACGTTCTTCTTCGTGTACATTGTGAGATAGTTTACCTGCCACAGAGAATGCTGAACAAGGCGGTGATCCATCAAGAATATCAATCTCACCTACACCCACACCAGCTGCATCTAGGAAATCTTTACCATTGAGTTCCTTGATATCGCCGGGCAAAATAATCGTGTCTGGATAGTTCTCAGCATATGTCTTCTGTGCCTCTTCAACAAACTCATTGATGACTAGAACCTTACCACCAGCAAGACGATAGCCTGTAGAGGAGCCACCCCCACCAGCGAAGGTGGAGATGACTTTGAACTTCTCTTGACTAGACGCATCATATACATCTTGTAAATTATATGGGGAGTACACCATTGCTCCAATCTCTACAAATATCCATCATTCTTTTCCTACCTTTAAAATTAATCTCTGTATTATTTAGCAATGTTTCAAACAGTTTATCTACACCAGCGTTCAAGTGTAAATTTTGATGAGGTTTTATTGTACCAAACTTTTTAAGTTCTGTAAAGTCTCTTCTAATAAAATGTTTTTGTTTAGGTTTGTTTAACTCTTCGTAACTCTTACTCATCAGCAGTTCTCTTACATTTGTGTCTAAGTAAGGTGTTACATGGATTTTATTATGTTTAGTGGCTAGATTAGTATGTTCTTTTAGACCAGCACAATCGCCATCCAAGTATGCTAGTCTAAATTCATTAAAGGTTAATTGTTTTTGATTATGTTCTTTACAATATCTTGTATAGTTATCCCACTTTTTATCACTAGAGTATCGCATCATTGCTTTCTTACTGGGCCCAAAATAACCATCTGCACCCCAACCAGTTAGAACATATTTTTGATTTTTTATCTGTGGATAGACATATAAAAAAGGAAAGACACACTCAAAATGAGTTTTCTTTCTACATTTTAATTCAACAAGTCTATGCCAATCTCGTACAAGATTATCTGTAGGAACCTCTACTGTTTGACACTCTAACCATCCCATCTTATCAGAAACCTCTTTGGCTTTCAATGCATCATAAGACGGTTTATCTTTTAGGTGAAAAGTGTAGGGGAAAATTTTCTTGCCAGCATCCTGTGCTGCAAGTGCGACAGAAACAGAATCAACGCCACCCGACAGCAAGACGGCAACCTCACTGTCGGGTACGTTGTTTTTAATATGATCTATTAGAAGGTCTTTAATCAATGTAACCCTCTGCCCTACATTCACTTGTAGTCAGTGGCAGTTCTTTTATAATGATGTTGTACTCAGAGGAAATAAGATTCTCTAAATCTGCTTCAAAGGTTTTCTTATAACCCTTGTATTTTTCTGCAATCCTTTGTTCCTGTGTCTTAAACTGTACTAATACCAACCCATTCTTCTTGTACTTCTTTCTTCTGATTTCTTCCATAACCTTACCCATCTTAAAGATATCAGCTGAAATCTTATACACCCAATCATAATAATGTTCTTCACTAGTATCAGTATATGCTGCAACTTTATCATCATATTTCTTTTTTAGCTCAGGATTTGCTCTCAAACCTTCATCACTAAAGTCTATAAGATTATCCTTCTTTAGTTGAAGACCGATATTTTCGTATCTTTGCCATGCGATGGTAATGGCCCTATTAATTTTTTTTGTTGACATTCCATTGGATTTCAATTCCTTAGAAATCAACACATGATCGTAATCTGGAAGTTTAGACTTACCATCATCAGAAGTTTTTACTAGACCTTTTTCCTCTGCAAATTCAATCATCCATGTAGCTGCAGACTCAGGACTCTGATTTAATGATGGCTTTTCTGGATCAGGATTACACCTGTTACTCAATGTAACAAAATCAACACCCTTCAATCCTTTCCACATTGTATGCGGGATGTAAAAACCATTAAGCCCAATACCAGCAGGACAATTAATATTTCCTCTGGATCGGTGATTACCACTCCATATCGCAATACTACCCTTCTTATATTTTGGTACGTTATCTACAATCTCACAGTCCATCAATATCAATAACGGTTCCCAGTTATTTGGATCAGCGTCTAGGGTAAATTTATAGCAAAGAGTATCAACATGTGATGCATCAAATAACTCATCCCTAGTTTGCAAGAACTGTAGCAGTTTAATAAGATTTGTTAGTTGTTCTTCTGGAATAAACTTTTTTGTAATACCATTGACAGTTTCACCACATTCAATGTCTTGATGTTTCTTCAACATTGGGTTTAGAATAGCCCATAGTGTGTTAAGGTCTACAGTAGATGACGACCCCTTACCATACAAACCGCCACCATTTGTTTTGTTATACCAAAGTGCTGAGGCAGCCGCACCAATACCATTGTCTGCTGTTTTTAGTAAAGTACTTTCTTCAAGTGCCATTTCTTCATGTGCTCCATATTTTAAAAGTTCAAAAATTACCCTTTTAGATCGGGCAAGATCATTCTTAAATTGTTTATCTTCACTACTATGGAGATAATCCACCTTGTGATATCTAGCGTGTTTTCTACCACCATAGAATTTCCAACAATTTAATTCTTCAATCCAAAGATGCCAAAGATACAAATATGCTTCGTATTCGTCTGGAGCCTCTGGGATAATATATTCTATACGATTTTTCATTCTCCTAATTTAACACAAACACTTAGCTAAGTCAAGTCACTTAGCTAAAGAAATCCTCTAGTGTTCCAACTTCATCGTTTTTCAATATCCAGTTCATCTTATCCGTTATCACACGCAGCGGAGCTAGAAATGAATCTTCATATTGGCTAGTATAGTCAACCATAGGCAATATGTCAAGTTCCTTTGGTATCTTTGTCATAAAAGAAAACGCAGAAGCTTGATAGATATTGTCTTTGAGATTCACAAATTTCACCTTGTCTCCTTCTTGAATAGTAACGTACTTATTGCCAAGTTTGTTCTCATCTACGAGATGGTTGTAGAGTATTGCACCCTTAACATGCTTGGGTGCGCCGAGTGCAAATAAACGATCTGTTCCACGAAACTTCTTCAGTCCATTACAGGAGCGGGGATAGGCAATATCTTCTGGTGGTAATGACATGAACTCCTCACGAAAATCTTGTATAAAGGTATTTAGCATCTCCTCATCACCACCCATGATGATCCTGATTGCTTCCTTCAACTTCTCCCGACATGGTGCAGGAGTTGAACTCTTAACGCTTTCTAGTCCCATGATCTTGAGTTTGGGTTCCTTGAACCGCACACCTTCCATATCATACAGGTTTAGAATGTATCGTTTCTTTGCAGTCCAAATTCCCTTGTCAGCGATTGCCTCTCTACCCATCTCCATCTTATTTTCGTATGCGTTGGTTACTTTAGCAAGAGCCTGATAAGATGCAGAAATGTGTAATTCCAGCTTCTCTTTTGCAACCTTGTCCAAGAAGTTGACAATAGTGTTAGTGTCTGTTCCCTCTTTAAACACCTTACTAACCAACTTGTCAAAAGTGATGTATACGCTGTCTGTGTCCGAAGCAATAACATAGTCCACGTCTTTCGTTTCCAAGATTTTGTTAAGATAAATGTTGAGACTTTTTTCAATCCAACGAATAGACAACTGGCCAGATGAAGTAATTGCAGTGGCAACCAACAAATCAAAATAACGAAACCAATTGTTCCCAATAGCACCATATGCGCTGTTAAGAGAAATCTTCTTCGCCATTTGGATGTTGTTGTATCGGGCAATGTCTTTAAGTAGAGACTTTTCCCCAGTGTTTTCATACTCTTGTTGAGCGTCGAGCATAAGTCTTTTATATTTGACACGATCATTATACATGCCCTCCATTAATTCTGGTAGAAACCCACGTTTGTCTTTGCGAAAGAATGCACCATTAGGAGTCATGCAATACTCTGTATCGTTCTTTACCTTGCCTGCCAACATCTTATCCACCATACCCTCAACAAGTTCGGCGTCCTTGTTTACTAGTGTCTCAGGTGAGATGTTGTACTGCATGATAAGATG